AAAAGAGAATGTTTTGATATAAGATAGACAGAACTGCTCTTAATTCCTCGTTTGGACAATTAACATTAAGCATTGGTCGCAGATCAGAATAGGTAGTCATTTCATCTGCATAGATGTCAAGCGATGATGCAATCTCGGGCATATACTCCATCTGATCGAAATCAATATATCTTTCAGATCTTCTTTGATTAGAAATTGCATTTGCACCGATCTGATCAAGTGGACTATAATGAGTCTTTTTAAATTGCTGACCACTAGCAGACTTAAATCTAGACGAGAACTTGTCAAGGTGTTGCCTACGAATTCTACGACCTGATTGTGATCTGTAATTGATTATTGGTCCAGAAAATAATCTTGTCAAAGATTTAAATAATTGTGATTGATTGTTTCTGGGATTGTTTTTATTATCAGGCATTTATTTTCTCACTTTATAATCCATTTGTACTGGTCATAAATACTTTTTGCTTCATTAAGTTTATCAAAAGATTCTTGTTTTTTGTATCCTATTTGACCTTTTATTTGTGTGTTCATAGTGGTTTTGGAAGTTATGATTGCATCAACAAAAGCCCGTTGGTAATTTAAATCTCTTGCACTGTTTTGAATTGCTGTATCTCTAACCCAGCATGCAATTGCAAGAGCCATGATGAGATCATCATGATAACCTTTCATAGCCTGTGGGCGACCATTCCTCCAAATAAAAGTCTTCATCTCATTAATTGTACGAGAAGAATATACCGTAATTAGTTTATTTCTTATAAACTCTTCTAATTTCGCTACTATAAGAGGTCGGGTCTTTGATGATGTAGTAAAACCCGGAACAGCACTGTTTCTATATTCTGCCTGATACTGTTCAATATATTCATGTGTTGACTTAACTGAGTGATATAAATTTGGATATTCTGCTTCGATTAACTTATCAAGCACTGAGAAGCCTACATTGTTGTTTTCCACGACCAACATAGCATTTCCAAATTCTCTACCAACTTGATTAAGCATATTGGCATACATATCTAAAGTTGGCTTACCTTGATACTCTCCAACTATTTGAAGTGTTTCTAGTTTGAGCATATGAAAAGTAGAGTAGTCAGCTCCATCGCCTCTTGCGACATCTGCAACCATAAGATAATTACATGTGGGATCGTACTCTTCCCAAATCCAAAAGTTTCTATCAAAACCAGTCCTGTACTTTGGCTCGCACACATTTGATAAAAGCCATTCCATACAATCAGGATCAATTACAGTTTCACCAGAAGTGTTGAAATTACATTCAAGTTCTTGAGCGATTTGTCTTTTCGACATGTTTTTGGTCTCTTTCTTATACCACTCTTTATCTCTGTCTGGGTGGACATCCCAAGGTAGTGTTGTAAGATTAAAATTGTTTGCTCCACTTTCTGCATCAACACAGTTTTTATGAAACCAGTTACCAACACCGTTGGGTGTGGACAGAGCAATACATCGCCCACCGGTGGACAGTGTAGGATAAAGACCAGTCCATAATTCTTCCAAGCCTTCAATGTGTGCAGCCTCATCAAGAACAAGCAGCGACAATGCTTCAGAACGACCTGCATCTCCAGATGTTGAGGCAGCTTTAATGGATGATGCATTTGATAACTCAAATGATGTGCGGTTGTCAACGGATATCGTAGCAATGCGAATCCACTCTGGCAAGTTTTTCATAATACTCTTGACTTTCTTTACAAGGTTTCCTGCTGTCGCAAACTTTGTGGCCATGACAAGAATTGATTTATCTTTGTGAAAAAGCATAAGCCAAGAGATATACCCGGCTGTGATGGTGGATATTCCCAACTGTCTTGCTTTTAAAATAATATTAAAACGATAATCATTAAAATCATTTAATAGAGAATCTTGAAAGTCATATGTATCAAAAAGAATTAGCCCATGCATCGGATGTGATATACGGGCATAATTTTTCAAGAAGTATGCAGGGTCTTTACCACACTTTAGTATTTCTTGAAACTTTTGTTTTTTGGTAAGTTCAAAACTCATACATCCCTAATCATTGTACGAATTATTTCTTGCAGTGCAGACAAATCAAAATCTTCCCTAACCGGCCCAAGAGTAATTGGAGATCTGCCATCATCACTTGGATCACCATACAAAGAGGGTGGGTCGGGTTCATCGTCTTGCATCTCTACACCCGGTAGTCTAGAGAAAACAGATTGAAACAACTCTGCCACATCGTCCGGGTCCATACCTTGGACTAAACTTGCAATCTTATCTTCTAGTGAATCAGAGGCTTTTTGCATCGGGGCTGTATCACCATCGTTCCTATCTTTTGGCATTTCAAGGGCCCGGCGGCGATTGTATTCATCATCGCCTATCATCTTTCTAATTAATTCTTCTGCTTCCTCGCTATACTCAGTGATGTTTTCTTCTTTCATGTATTCTTCAAGAATAATTTTGTGAAGTTGTTTCTTGGTAATCTTCATTTACTTATCCCTTTTTTCTGGTATCGTTTGATGGTCTTTTTCCGCCATCACCAGTCCAGCCGCCTTGAGACATGAAGTCTTGCCAATAATCGTTTGGTGCTTTAGAACCGTCTCTATTATTCATTTCCTCATCCAATCCACCAACCGTAAACTGCTGTACGGCTGTTAAGAACGAACGAACATTTGAAGTGCTTTCAACTCTAATGTCTGCTTCTTCAATTTGTGTTAGTGTCACAGAGCTACCTGTAATCTTGCGATACTCTTTTTTAAGGAACTTAATGACTTCAGACATGGTAGACTGCACTTCGTCTTCAAAACCAGTCTCATGCACCTGCTTAAGCTGCACCTCGGACATGTAAGTTAAGCACATGGTGTTGCCAGAAAAGCGGACCTTAAATCCATCCATTACTCTTCTATCATGTAACATGTCACCCTCTTCACGATTTAATCCAATCTTAAGAAGTTCGTTGTTTTCATCTAATGCACCGTCATATGCATTTGCTGCTGCTTGTGATAAGCCTTGAACTATTTCATAAACTGTAGCCATTTTAATTATCCTTATTTAGTTTTGGTCGCCAACCTTTTTGCCATCGTTCTTCTCTGCCTTCGACATATTGTATGAAACACTTGTAGCAACATTCAAATTTGACTAAGCAGACATCATCCATTGATTTCTTTGGAAAGGCTCCGCAGACAGGACAATTTTTACGAGGTTCTTTATTAAGTAGTTTTTTGCTAACCTTTATACCATTTACATCAATTTTATCTTCCCATTCTAAATTTTTAGAAGTCTTGGCATAAAAATCTTTCATCTGCTCAAGATATTCTTTTTCTTTAGTTTCGTCCCAGAAAGCTTTTGGGTTCGCAATCGCATCGTCACCATACTTTTCTTTTATGGCCTTCTCGATTGCAGCAATCTGATCAAAGTTTTTATTACTCATTAAATACCTTATAAGCACCATATGCACTCGCAGTGCCAACGGCGACACCTCCAGCAAACCACCACCATTTATATTTTGGTGCTGTTTTCTCTAGAGAGTTTACAAGTGCTTTTATTTCCTTGTCTTTCTCCATTATAAACAAGTCATATTCTTTTGTTAAAGCATTGTTTTCTATTTTTAAATTCTCTAATTTAAATTCGTATTCTTCTCTTAGGACTTTAAGTTCATACTCTGTTTTTATCTCGCAAGAGTATAATGCTATATCATAACCTGACAACACCTTTGCAATTGCATTTTCGTCAAACAAAACACCAGCAAAGGGTGCTGGGGCTTTATATTCTAATACGGTAAACTTCGCAGGCTCTGTGGCATTTGCGGTCATTGTCAGCAGAAGTAATAACTTAAGGAACATACTCGATACCAAACTTAGATTCTATATCTTTAATTAGTTCTTCTCTATCGCTATTAAACTTATTCCTGTATTTGCCAGCTTTGTCTTGTCTTAGTTCGTCTATCATATCAAGAGCATCTTCGTAATCTTTTTCTATTTCGGCAATTGATTCAAGATGACTTTCCATAAGCAATTGCTTTTCTTTAATCTCTTGCTTGTGTATTTCTTTAAGACCTTCAATTTGTGATTGTGCAGATTCTATTTGTGTCTTATATGTTTTCTGCATTAGATTGTAGTCATACCTCGTCTTAGCGACAACTGCGATTGCTAATACAACTATTAGTATTTCTTTCCAGTGTGATACAACAAACTCTAAAACTTGTTTTCTAATCATTATAACCTCGCAACCTAGCGATGCCATCAATAATAGTTTGACCACCGATATAGATTGCAGAAATAATTACCCAGTCTTCACTTGTTACATGGCCGGCTAGTGTTAAGCCTGTTGCAGTTAACCACACCATGAGCTTTCGAGATGTCAGTTTAGCAAGCCAAGTATCTAGAAATGCATTTGCTTTGGCCATCATATCTAATCCGTTATTCACTTGTCCCAGTTGTCATGTCGGGACTATCAGGACTAGTTGTGCCAGAAACACCGGAGGGTGGGTTCTGATCCTTCATAACCATGTCCTTCATTTTGTCAATAGCAGCGACCATCCCGCCCATACCAAGAGCAGTTACAATTGCTGGCTCTGTTGCCATCTTCTTGAAAACATCAAACAACAACTCCATATTTTCGGGAGTAAGTTGTTCAAGACCTTCTTTGACTTTTTTACCTTTATTCTTTTTAGCGATATTTGTAGCAGCACCATACATTACACTTTTAGCATCTTTGCCGTATCTTTTCTTAAAGTCTTTCGTATCCTTCTTCATGCCTTTTACAATATCTTCTTTTTCTTCTTTTTCAGGCTCAGACAGTTTTCTTTCAGACAGTTGCTCACCTCTCATATAATTCAATACTGAACTAAGGTAATCTTGCGACTTAGTAATCTTGGATTCAACCCACTCTTCGAGATTAGTATCATCTCCGATCATATCCTGAAGCATTAAAGCTACTTCAGCAGTTCTTCCAAGCTGACTACGAGCCATAGAACCCTCACCATATCCTCCCTCATCAAGAGAATCAATTTCCTGTTGTATAATTTCTTTAAGCTCTGAGATACTAATTTTCATTTTAAAATCCACCAATAGATGTCATCTTTGCATTAATAGCTGGGTCTGTTATTTTAAATTCAGCGAACGATGCTCTAATCGATTCTTCATCCGCAGCACCGTCGTACCACTCAACAAACTTTTCAGTTGCACTCAAACCTTCAAGGAACTTGCCGCCAAGACCTGCTTGCTTGCAAATGCCTTCAAAGATCTCTGCTACAGAGGGGTCATCCTCCTCAACCAAAACTTCAACAACCTCTTCGATAACTTCTTCAGTAACCGTTGAGGTTTTTCTAACCAATGTAGTCCATAGACTTTTTAACCAGTTCATTTTATTTCTCCTACTTTTTTTAATGCTTCAACAAATGCTTCCAAGTTGGCAACTCTAGTAGCAACTGCTTCAAAGTCACCCCGTTGTGCTGCTTGCATGGCATCTTTTAGATTTTCCATAATACCTCTTTTGACACCTTTTACACTTCTAACACCACCGCCGGGAACTTCTACATCTGGGCTACGAGTTTGGCCGCGGACATAATCTCTAAGTTCTTCTGATACTGAATTTTTTGAGTAGACACCTTCAAGCGAATCATAATAAGGATTCAACTTGGGATCATTCATGGCTTTATCAATCTGATCAGGGCTTAACTTTGGAAACTTTTCCTTAATCGCATAGTGAAGTTCTGCATTATCCATGTCATCAAAGGGAGAGTTTTTAATGATCTGGATGATTGCATCAACCAATGATTCTTTTAAAAGCTCTGTCTTCTCATTCAAAAAGTAACGAGGGTCAATTCTTTTTGTATTTTTTCTGATCGGCATTTTAAATCTCCTATGTTGCTAATCCATTTTTTTCGTCGCGTCAGCAATGCGTAAAGACGAATTTTCAACAACTTCAATAACAGACTGCGGGATCTCTCCCATCTCAAAAAGATTCTCATTTTCCAAATGACCAATGATGGCATCACGGATGGATCTAGAAAGAGACAACCGATCCATAAAAGCATCAGCTTGTGGTAGCTCTTCCAATTCCTCTTTGATAATCTGCTTAAGTTGTTGTTTTGTAATCTTCATGTCGCTAACCCATTCATACTTAGTATCGCAATCAATCCGGGCACATTCTTTCTAACATAAACACCAGAGAAAAGTGTCTCGCATCGGCCGCCGACATAAGCGATTGCCGACTCAATATTTTTGCTAACTCTTGGGTCAGCTACCATCTCTTCTGACACAACCAGCACTAACGAGCCTGCAGCAGCCTTGCCTTTGGGTGGAGGACATGCAGAGCGATTCATGCAGTTGTGGAGGATCACCGATCCAAGCTTACCAGTATTTGGATCTTTAATCATAGTTGAGCCCATGAAGGCACGACCGTCATTGCCCAGACAAGTTTCTAAGTCCTTACTATCAAAAGACTGGATCGGTGAATCCTCATTGGAGAGTTTTAAAACTTGGGCTAATGACTTTGCAAATTGTGTGTTGGCGACCGGATACATACCCAGCATACCGATTCTACCACGAAGTAATCTTGTTGCTCGCTCATTATCAAGAATAATGTGTGGGTGTCTTGACACATCATTCGCAAGAGTGAGAGCATTTCTAGCTATTGTGGGATTAAGGTTTTCTTGTGCTGTGGGCCAAGATGTAACATACACTACTTGTCCAGAAGCTTGAACAGAGCGAAGGTACCGCTCAAACACAGGATGAAGAGCAGTGACACTACTACCGGTCCCACCGCCGCCGCCAGCAAGGACGAATAACCAATCAACTTTCCCCAGTTTGATGCGGAGAGCATCTTCAACAATCGCTCCATTTTGTGTTAATACCTCTTTTCCATATTCTACATTTTTGCCAATACCGTCGGCATCGGGAATGAGGACAACATGATCCTCTTCAACATTCTTAGGAATGTCTTTGCCTGTTGTGTTAACAAGCAATGTTTTGTTGAAGCCAAGCTCAATAAAAGCATTAGCCATTTTGTTTCCACCGCCACCAACACCAACAAACCCCACATTAATAGATGATGGGGCTGTGTTCTCAGGCAGTAAATCTTCATCAGAATATTCCATCTGTAGACCGAAATCTTCTACCATTCCAAAGTCTTCTGCTTCTACCTCTTCGTGATAGTGGTCTTTCTCCTGATTGAAGGAGGGTGGTGGTTCCGCGGGAGGCAGAAAATCAAATTCGTTGTTATCGTTTGACATTGTTTGTTTCCTTATTGTTCGTCATCGGGTTCCTTTGCTTTGGTTTTGTAAATGTCTTTTTTAGATATACCCTGCTTGAATTTAGGAATCATCTTTTGGGCCCTTTTCAAAAGACTAATTAACTCAAAAAAATGCTCACTGGACACTGGGTCGGGTAAACCTTCCTTTTGTGAAGTTTCTCTATCTGTTTTGTAGCCTCGCTCACTAAAATCTGCACGGCCAATATCAGGTTTTGGTGCAATATTTGATGGATGATTTTGAATCGTATCAAGACCATCTTTAATAGCTTTTAAATTTTTGTTATATTCTTCTTGCCACTGATTAAATAAACCTGCTTTTGGGCGATCAAGGGATGCACCAATAGCACCGAGGTTCGGCTGATTAATCGATAAATTTTTCAAAAGATTCCTCAATCCTGATATGGCTTGAAGGTTAGCCACGGCACCATCGCGAGTCTTTTGTATTTGGACACCGCGAGCGGCATCATAATTATTAAGTATTCTAAGGCTTTGTCCAACATTTCTCGCCGCTCGATCGAGGCTGTCGCCTGTTTGATCAAAAGTATCTCGATAAAGTTTGCGAGCAGCCGGAAACAACTCATCTAGTTGCTGTTCATCAATGACAGCTTCGAGTTCTTCTTTGATAAGTTTCTTAAGATCTGACTTTTTCATTTTCATTATTGGTTAACCTTTGCATATCCTGCTTTCTTTTCAATCACGATTTGCATATCAACACAATCTTTGAGCGAATCAAGGTGAGAAATCAACAAAACATTCTTGAAATATACCTTAATTAGTTCCAAAATCTGAATAAAACCCGACATATTGTCTTCGTCTAATGCTGTACCCGGTTCATCAAGAATAAATAAGTCTGACTTTGGCAGTGATGAAACTCCCAACAATGCTAGACGGATAGCCATAGCAGACAGTGATTTCTCGGCACCTGATGCCATCTCTATCGGTCGCTCTTCATACTTTGGATGCTTGATGTTGATATCAAACTTGTTGCCTGCAGCCTCAAAGAATACTTCAAAGTCAACAATATTAGCAAGCACCTTCGCAATCTCTTCGTTGATTACTGGTATCTTCTTCTTAATAACATCGTAAGCAATACCGTTAGGATGCATACAAATCATAAACAAGTGGTATGCTGCAAACTCTGTCTGTAAGTCTTGATACTCCTGCTTTTGCTCTTTGATGGTTTCAATCTTTTGTTCGTATGAACCAACAGACTTCACAAGCTCAAGTGTGGCAGCATCACAGGTATCAATCTTCTTTTGTGTTTGTTCAATTTTATAATGACACTTGTTTAGCTGAATAACTAAAGCTTCAAGGTTTTCAATTGCTTCTTTGTTTTCCTCGTATTCATCTCGTTTTGCACACAGTTCTTTTAGCTTGTCTTCTAAAAATAAAACAGAATTTTTGTTTCTTTCAATCTCAAGATTCAAATCAGCAATCTCTGATGATACTGTGTGCTTATTGGACTCAATTTTATTATACCGTTCAAATTGTGTTTCAACATCTGTTGGATTTAGACTCTTTATTTCTTCCGTGATTATATTAATCGTTTGTAATGTGTCAGCTTGTTGAGCTTCAACATCGGCTTTCCTACTAACTGCTGCTTGTGCCTCTT